GCTTACTGTTTTTAACGGATTTAAAGTTATGTGGGCAGGAGCAACTCAAGCTGAACTAAAGAAAGTTTATGACTTGGGATTTACTAATTTTGTAAGCAAAGAAGATGCAAAACCAAAGAAAACCAAATCAAAAACAAAAGAAGAATCAAGTAAAGACAACTCCGACAAAGAGTAGTTTTAACACTAAGTATGCTTTTGTAAACCTATCTACTCCTACGGTAGATACTGAGGTTAAGGATTTAGACAGATTAAGAGAGGACTTTATTCCTTTTGGTAAGGATAACTTATTCCCTCAATACTTAGCTGAACTAAAAAGGCAATCTTCTACTCACAGGTCTGTATTAGCACAGAAAACTACATTCACTACGGGTGGTGGTTTTTTGACTTCTAACGATTCCTTAGCTGATTTCATAGAAGATGTAAACGCTAATGGAGAAAGTTTAAAGGACTGCTTTAAAAAACTAGCTGACGACTATTATACTTATGGTAATGCTTTCTTAGAAGGTGTTGTGTATGATGGTGGTGTAAACTTCTATCATAAAGATGCTTCAACAGCTAGGGTTTCTAAAAACAAGAAGTACGTTTACTTTAACTCTGATTGGTCTAATTACAGAAAGAACAAAGAGAAAACTCAAAGAATACCTGTTTACCCACAGATTTCTAATAGTAGTTTTATTATACACTACAAGGACTATGAAAGTACATTTAACTTTTATGGTTTACCTGACTATGTGGCTGCCTTAGAACACATAGCAATAGACTATGAGATTGGTAAATTTAACCACACATCATTTAAGAATGGTTTTAGTCCTTCAGCTATCGTTACTGTTAACGGTGACTTTGGTGAATCTGAAGCAGAAAAGTTTGTTGAAACTGCTAAAGAAACACTAACAGGTAGTGGCAACAACTCAAAGATATTATTCCTTGTAAAGAATGGAGAAGATAGTAGAGGAACAGATGTTCAGATTATATCTAACAAGGAAGATGGTGACTTCTTAGATTTACAGAAGTTAACTGACCAAAACATAATTACTGCTCACAGATGGCAACCTGCCTTGAGTGGTATAGTATCATCGGGTAAGATGAACAATACGGGTAGCGAGATTAGAATAGCTTATGACTTAGCTATGAGTACAGTTATTAGAGATACTACTAATATCTTGCTAGAACCGATTAAAAGAGTTATAAATGCAGAGATGGGTATTGATACAAGTGACCTTACGGTAGCTTACGAACCACCTATCTCATTCCTTGCAGATATTGACCCTAAACAAGTATTGACTATCAATGAGCAAAGAGCAATGCTTAATAAAGACTTGCCTGAGATTCCTGATGGTGAATTACTTATATCAGACAGACAAACAATAACCGTACAAAGACAACAAGAGAATGGCTAATGTAAGACAATATGATAAGTTTGTAACACCTTCAGAGGTTATATCTACTGCGTTTACTAATCAAGCAACAGATACAGCTTTGATTAGCGATGCTATCCTTGAAATTGCTGAACTTGCACACATTAAGCCTGAGCTTGGTTTGGATATGTATGAGGAACTAAAGATACAGAACGATAGTACAGGAACTCTTACAGCAGCCAACTCAATGCTTTTACAATACTACCTTAGACCTGCATTATGTTGGTTTGTTAGATTTGAGGTAATGAATGAGATTCAGTACAACACAACATCGGCAGGGTTAGTTGTTAACTCATCCGATTTTAGTACACCTGCAAATGTAGAGCAATTTAATCAAATGAAAAGTGATACATTTAGAAAGGCACAAGTTTTGCTTGATGATATGATTGCTTACATTACTCATCAAGACCAAGTAAATAATTATCCTTTGTATGGCAAGGATGGAGATAGCTCTATGCCTGATACGGATATAGCTAGTAAGATGAATGGAATAATATTCTACTAATGGAGAACGCAATAACAGAAACGGTAAGAATTGGGCTTTCTAATAAGGTAAAAGACCATAATGATGAAGTCAAGGACTTAAAGCTTGATTGGAATGCAAAGGTTACTTTGAAGAAGTTAGAGAAGGTCTTTGAAAGAGGTTTGGGTGCTTATGAAACAAATCCTGAGTCTGTTAGACCAAATATGACACCTTCTCAATGGGCATATGCTCGTGTAAATTCTTTTCTTTATGCTATGAAGAAAGGTAAGTACAGAAGTGGTAAACACGATACTGACTTATTACCAAAGAATCACCCAATCAAAAAGTCTATGGAGGATGTGGAAAACGCTAGAAAGAATCCTAATTGTCCTGATGGTTGGGAACACCAAATGCCTGATGGCTCTTGGATGTGCGGTAAAGAACACGGAGGTGGTGGTTATAACTCCTACGATGAGTTTGACGAAAACCAACTTGACCTTATGGATTTAATTAACGAGATGATGAGTGATTTGATTTCTGAAGTTAAGTCCGTTAAAAATGCTTTCTCTCAAGAGGAGATTGATGAAACATATACAGAGTACAAGAAGTCTGTAAATATGAGTTACTCAGAACTAAAGAGATGGTCTGAGAATAAATGTAGTAAAAAGGCTAGTTTAGGTAGAGATGCTATAAACAGAAACTTAAAACTACTTTCTAAGAAAAAAGCTGATTGGACATCCAACGATGCTACTGAAGCTAGAAAAGCTATTGCTTATATTGCAAGAGCAATAAAACAACCACAAGGCAAAGATGTGAGTAAAGAATGCCCTTACTCCAAGAACTATATTGCTTTAAAAAATTGGGCATACGATAGAAACAAATAAAATAAGATAAAATGGCAACAGGATTTTTAGATGATAATGAATCGTTGATGAGAATGGTAGGACACACCGTTGGTGATGTTGAGATATTTACTACTGCCGCTCAAACAAGCAAAAGTTTTTACTGCATACATTTCCCTGTGGAAAGTGTAGTATCAAGCATTGCTGTTGATGGTTGTACGGGTGAAACTGCTCTACAAACTACTTTACCTGCGGGAACTACATTGTTCTTGGGTAAGGTAACAGCGATTACATTAACAAGTGGTATTTGCATAGGATATACAAGATAGTATGGCTAGTAACGAACATAGTAGTTTAGATAACGCACAGCTTCACGTTCCAAAGGACTTTAGCACAGCATCTGCTAATACTGTTCTTACAAAGAATGGTAGCAATGCTTTGACTTGGGCAGATGATAACCTTAGAAGAACTCACTTCGTTAGAGTTAATGGTTTCTTTAGTAAAAGTACTACTGATGAGTATGCACCTACATATTCAGGTAACTCTACTCACGTTTGGGATACGGTAGTAACTGATGCTACTGCTGATGCACAAGACGCTGTTGCACAAGCACAACTATACTGCCTTAGAGATGGTTACATCAATTCTTTTGGTGGTGTTGTGGCTGCTACAAGTGGTAAGACTTTAAACTTTAAAATTTACAAAGGAACTCCTGTTGATGAAAGTGCAGCAGCTATTGACCTTACTCAGCTAGGTAGTACAGCTAGTGAAGTTGGTGGTGGTAATACTACAACAGATGTGTTTTCTGCAGGTGGATTGGGTAGCACTCAAACATTCTCAGCAGGAGATATTATTATCGTTACTATATCAGCAGGTGCGGCAGAAGCAACAACAGCAAGGTTTAACGCTACTATGGAAGTAGTATATACAGAGGATTAATATGTTAGGATTAGGATTAGCGGTAACAGTAGGTAAAAGAATATTAGGTGGTGTTATAGAATCTCTTATGTCCGCTTTAAGAGGTCGTGCAGAGTATAGTGAGAATAATACTGATAGTAAGGCTGTTGTTAAGGATATAGACAACTACGAGCTTTTAGACAAAGCATCTATACTACTTACTCCTACTGCAACAAGTAATGCAAGGGTACACTCTGTAAAGACTTATACGGGTGATGAACTTGTAACTGATGGTGATTTTGCTTTAACAGGTACACAGGCAGAAAGTACAACAGGAACATATTGGACAACAGGTACAGGTTGGACAATAGCAAATGGCAAGGCGGTTGCTGTGTTAGCAAATAATACATTTCTACAACAAAATCAAGATACTATTTCTGACAAAACATATAAAGTAGTTTATACAGTAAGTGATTATCAGAATGGTAACGTAAGGTTTCAATTTAGCGGTGGGGGTGGTAATACTATTGGAACAAGTGTAAATGCAAATGGTACATATACAGAGTATATAAAATCTACATTAAATCACACGATTTATAGGTTTAAAGGTACAAGTGCTGATGGTGGATTTACAGGAACAATAGACAACGTATCAGTAGTAGATGTATCATCAGACTTTGACTTCGATAGAGCAAGTAGTGCTACAAGAATAAACTCTGATGGTTTAGTACAAGATATGCAGAGTATTACTGACCCTGAATTAGTACTTAATGGTGATTTTGAGGAGTTGGGT